TTGACCACTAATTGCTTCTTCTATCCTTCTAAATGTTCTACCTATAGATGTACCGGCGACTTCTGATTGAATACCTAATGCCGATAGTGCGGTTGATATACCGGCGATTTCTGCTGATGTTAAATTAAATTGAGTTGTTGCTCTAGCTACTTCAGTTGATACCGTTAATATAGCTGATTCAGTTGTTGCAAAGTTGTTACCTAATTCAACAAATACTGAGCCTAATCTATCTACCGATTTAGCTGACTCTGATGTAAGGTTTAATAATTTAGCCAAACTAATCGATGCCTGACTTGCACTAAGGTCTGTTGTAATACCTAACTTAGCTGCTGTCTCTGTGAATTTAATTAAAGCCTCTGTTCCTCTAATACCCAACTGTGCTGCGTTTTGTGTAAGTTGTAATAGTTCATTTGTTGGTACAGGTAATTCTTTAGCGAGCGCTTGTATCTCGTCACCCAAACCTCTTAACTGTGATCCGGTTAAATTAGTAGTCTTACCAACACCAATTAACGCGGCCTCAAAATCTATCATATTAGTAATAGCCTGAGTTGATATATTTACGAATCCAGCAAATGCTCTTGTCACGGCGGTAGCTGATATATTACCAATGAAACTACTTATAGCTCTCTCGGTAGCTTTAGCTTGCTTCTGCATAAACGAAAGCTTCTTAGTCGATTGCTCTACGCCCCTTTTAAACCGCTTATCTTCAATTATAAACCTTATTACAATGTCTTCACTTGCCATTGGACTTTTGCTCCTTGAGAGATCGCTGTTGGACCTCATACTCTAACTGATAGAATAGATTAAATATTTCAATTATTCGAGCCGGCTGCTCTGAGACTGGGCCGCTAAAAGGAAGGATACCTTTCTTGTAATGACTGTACAACCCGTATGTGTAATCAAAACCTGCGAAACTAAATTCTTCTAATGGCTTTGAAATGGAGAGGTTACAACTTTGAATGGTCTTTGGTATGGCTTGTTTTTCCATCATCTCTAACTGCTGTTCTGTATATCCTCGTTCGTAAATTGCCGGGTCTATACTGGAACCATGTATGTTGTAATTGTATTCGCCAACTATATCGACGTACTCTTTAGTGGACAATGTTGATAAATTCATTATGCGGTCAAACAGTACTGAAAATAACGGCGGGAGTATCCACGGCTCCGACTCTACTTTTTTCTAGGTTTCTTCTCCTTAACTAAGCTAATACCGTCTAATGGTAAGCCTGTCTCGGTGTCTATAAATTCTTCTGGTACATTTGATAGTAGATTCAAGCAAACTAATACTAAATCTTTACTATGTTTCATATTCATAAGTTCATCCATGCACTCTTCTGTAACCTTACCTTCATCAAATTCTAATTCATATTTAGAACCGTCAACTAGTTTTACACCTTTAATGTCTTTAAGGCAAGTACTAATTGTTTGAATTGCGGCTGTTGCTATTTTACCTTCGAGCATGATTTTACTAATCTCTGATTTCTCGTGGTATGATAATGGTGCTACCGCTATTTGCATATCATGTATGTTAATCCATACGCGGTCACTCTTACGATATATAATCGCCATGTTTGTCTCCTTTAAATTGATCCTGGGATTCATCTCTTCTTTTACCAAGATCAGCATAGGGGGTAGTTATCACCACAATTTTCGAGCCCTAAACTTTAAATTCTTAGAATACTGCTACAACAATCTCGTCGATAGAAGCATCAGAGCCTCTACCCGCAGAAAATGCCACGGCGTCTTGTAGTACTTCATCTTGATCTGACTCACCCAATTCTGTACTGATACATGCTGGTAAGTGAAAAGCCACAACTTGTGATTTCTCTCCTGCAGTAGAAGTTGGCATATGAGCATGAGCAAATAAAGTGTACTCAGTGTTCTGGTCAAACTTGTTGAATTGATCTAAGTTGTCATCTTGCTTGTATGGATTGAATGTGCCGGTTACAGCTCTTTCAACTACACGAGAAGATATACGACCGTTTGGCGAACATGTTGAAGTTACGAATCCAATTGTATTTTCAACTGAGAAGGATACTTCGTTAACATCGACTAAAACTGAGTCCTGATAAACACAGGCTAATAGTATAATCGGTGGTAAAGAATCCTGATAATCCGGTACAAATGGTGACGGTGTTAAACTTCTTTCGTAAGTCAAACCCTCAAACCCAAAATTAAAACTAGCTAATTGACCGGTTGTAAAGTTCTCAAGTGAAAACGAATTCACCTTAACGCCAACTCCAGCTTCAAGAACCGCATCTTCAACATACTTAGATATTGATAAAGACGGGTGTCCACTGTTAGCGACATTGTACTGAACGCTTGCAGAAACGACAACATTATCCGCTGGGGGTGAAGCCATGGGAACCGCAATTGTAATGTTTGCAGCTGCACCCGTAGGGTCTACCGCAGAGATTGGGCTAACGTGAAAGTCCCCAGACTCTTTAATCATTACCATGTCATTTACTTTGTACTTTGAAATGTCGGCATCTTCAATTTCAATAACTGTAGTCGTGTGTCCGGTTTTGGAAGTTGATGCGGTAACACTTGTTCGTGTACCAAATGCTGAACGGGCTAATAAATCCCACTCAGGCACATCACCCTCTGCTTCTCCGGCTCTCATTTCTACAGGTACCGCACCTGAAACAGACTTTTGACCTGTCCTGGGTGTTAGTTTACCTATGCTTCCGTTAAAGATATCTCTTTCGAGCAACTCTTTAGCTGGCACAACTTCGGCTCCATCTGCGAGCGTTTGCACATAGCTAGTCGCTGCTGACGGGGCTTCGTATACGCCCTCTACTGATTCTTCTTCAACGGCATAGACTGTATTTCTTTTTACTGTTAAAGCCATTAAAATTCTCCTATATTAGTGTAAAACGATATAATACGTTAAACGAGGCTCTTATAACTACCACTTTTTCTTCGTCAAGGTATTCTGGATTGGACATTTCTAAATCAGTAATATTAATTACGATTGCTGGCAAACCGGCTTTGGTATTAACGAGGTCTCTATAAATATCATAAACCAAGTCTTGCGCGTCCACAGTTTTTGACTGCTTATCAGAATCACTTATACCATCATCTACATATGCCTTAGTTAGTACGACCTCAAAGGATTGTAGCATGGTCACGAATTTAGTTACTGAGTCAGTCTCGTTCGAGGCGAGCGATTGAACTCCATAACGATTGTGATTGCTATTAAAGTTATTTTTGCTAACATCAGTTACATAGGGTATTTCACTATACTCTACACCGAGAGTAGTACCTACTGTGCTTTTGATGCTTGCTAGTAAATCTGTTACCAAAGTACTCATCTAGAAAACCTCATAGACTTTCTTGGTATTAATTTTTCATCTATTTCTGCTATACCATCATCGTCTGTATCGACACTTAGTTTAGCGGTGTTAAAAGTTTGATTGTAAAGCTTGTGATATTCCTTGTGTTTGGACCACCAGTTATCCCCAATTTCATCTGAAAGAATAAAGAAGATCTTAGATAATGCTAGGTAGGTCGCGGCCTCTCTTATTTCGTATATATCAATTAAGTCGAACTGATTAATACTTTCAATGCCTGTTACATCATTATGTTTTATGTAGCCCTCGTTACGAAGTGTTTGAACCATTAAGTTTCTTGACGCAACGTGGTGAGTTATATGTGAAGTTTGTCCTGCACCTAAAATTCGGGGATCAAGGATATTTGGAAACTCTCTTTTTAACATTTGATCATCAGAGAAGACTAAGTTTAAACCGTCTAGTACTGCGGTATTACCATTGTCATAAGAGAACCTAATAAACGTCTGAGTTATCCCATCTACTTCAACTTCTGGTGGAGCTATTTCTTCATGCGGATCAGAGTCAAATGCTTTATCCCATGTTATAAAACCACTGCGAGACATGCCCTCTGTTTCATCTAAGTGTACTACTGGGACCCATACTGTACCGTCAAATCTTTCTACTAATAGTGTAGAACCGGATGCATCTACTGTATCAATCTCAGCATAAACCGCATTTACTTGCTTGTGGTATCCTATGTATAGAAAGTCTGTACCGCCTGCCATTGCTAGTGTAAACGTATCTCGTAAATAGTCTACCGCATCATTAGAATGGTCTGTAAATGTTGAAGCGTTGTCTTGTAATACTGTTAATTTAATTCTTGCGTCTATCATCCGAACATACTCTCCCAAGCTCTAGATACTGTTGCCAGGAATACAATCAGTAAACCGGCTCCTTTAACTTTGAAACTATCACCTTTAAGTTTTTCTATAGATTTGTCGTGTTCTTTTACATCATCCTCTAAGCTTTTTATCTGTTCATCATTACGAACTTGATGCTCACGGATCTCACTAACCTTTTCATGTATATCTATTATCATCTCAACTGTTTTCATATGTTATCCTCCGGCTTTTATCGCTTGCCGTATAGGTGGCTCTTCGCCTTGTAAAATCCCGCCCTGAGTAGGCATGTCTAAACCGCCAACAATGTCCGGCTCTGACTCTTGTCCGTTTATGGGCCAGTATGCTACTAAACTTTCACGTCTTATTCTTAAAGGAGATATGCCTGATGCTAGAGACTCAATTTCCCCAGGAATTAAAGCTACATCCCAAACAGCTACATGTCCTATTTCTCCGTCAAATTCATTTGTAAAACCTGGCGCGTGTTTTCCTATTAGTGTTC